AGATAGAAAACACAATGATATGACATTTATGGATAAGCCTCATAATAGTCCGGATAACCCTTATGTAAAAGCATTCTGGAAATGGTTTCCTGGGATTTATCCAACACTGCAAACATTTAGAATGACGGGCGGCGAACCTTTAATGGATAAAAATACTTTTAAAATATTTGATTATGTAAAAGAAAATCCTAAGGAAGATTTACATTTGAGCATAACCAGTAATTGTTGTCCTCCAAAAGGTCAATGGGAAAAATTTATGCAAAGCATGGAACAGATATCTCAAAACGTAGATCACTTTATGCTATTTTGTAGTTTAGATAGTTGGGGAGAACAAGCTGAATATATTAGAAACGGAATGGATTTCACTACACTTTTAAACAACGTAGAAGAATATCTTAAGGTTTGTAACAGGCATAGTCTTACATTTATTATAACTTTTAATGTGTTAAGCTATAGCGGTATATATAATTACATAAAAAATATTTTACAATTACGCAGAAAGTATAGTCACGATAGACAAATGATTTGGTTTGATATTCCACAACTTACTAATCCTGATTTTATGAATCCTAAACTTTACAGTCAAGGCACAAGTGAATTGACCAAATGTATTGAATTTATGGAGCGTAACAAAGATGGCGAAACTGAAAAAGAGTTTCAAGGATTTTCAGATTTTGAAATTAAGAAAGTTCAAAGATTAATTGATTGGATAAATGCACCAACTAAATTTGATAACAAAACTGCAACAAAAAATTTTGTTAAATTTTTTCAAGAGCATGATAAGAGAAGAAACACAAATTTTTTAAATACTTTTCCTGAAATGGAAGACTTTTGGATGGACTGTATAAATGGATAGAGTTGACCATATTAAAGAAGTAAGAGATAAACTTAATGATGTAGGTTGTGGTTTCTGTGCAATGAAATGGTTACACGAAACCCTGTATCTACATACGGGTGATAATCATAGTTGCTATCACCCAAGACCACAGCATATACCTTTAGCAGAAATAAAAGCTGATCCTAGTGCATTACATAACACCAATTGGAAAAAAGAACAGCGTAAAAAAATGTTAGAAGGCGGACGGCCTGAAGAATGTTACTATTGTTGGAACATAGAAGATCTAAAAGGAGATCATATTTCTGATAGAATGATTCATAGTGCTAGTGACTGGGCAGAGCCAGAGATTGAAAAAATATCTAAAATGCACTACACAGAAAATATAAATCCAAAGTATTTGGAAGTATCATTTGGTAACGGCTGTAATTACCGCTGTGGCTATTGTTGTCCACAAGCAAGTACAATGTGGATGGACGAAATTAAAAAACACGGCAATTATGATTTAACCTACAATCAGTATGGAATAGAATTTTTAGATAAAGGTAGATATTATGCACCTAAAGACGATAATCCTTACATAGAAGCATTTTGGAAATGGTGGCCCGATCTAAGAAAGGATTTACACACGTTGAGAATAACTGGCGGCGAACCTTTAATGAATCCGGGTGCTATGCAGTTTTTTGATTTGTTAGAAAAAGAACCTGCACCACAACTTGAAATAAGTTTAAACAGCAACTTGGGTGTTACAACAGCTAAGATAGATAGATTGTTTGATAGGATACAGAGTCTGCTTGATAAGAAAAAGATTAGGAAGTTTAGTTTGTTCACAAGCATTGAAGGTTGGGGCGAACAGGCAGAATACATGCGTACTGGATTAAAATGTGATCATTGGGAGAGAAACTTTGTAGAAGCAATAAACAGAGGTTTCAAGGTCAATATCATGTGTACCTTTAATGTGTTGTGCGTTGCAACATTTACAAACTTTTTGACAAAGGTTATCGAATGGAGAAAAAAATACGGTGAACAAAGCCTACAGTTTGATACTCCTTATCTTAAGGAACCGCCTCATTGGATGATAAACATTTTGCCCAGCCAATTTTTACAAGAGATGGATAATAATTTACAGTTTATAAAAGATAATAAAAAATATTTTGATCCTGTTGAATATGAAAAAATGAAAAGGGTTAGAGATTACATGTATCAGAATCCTGTTGATGAAAATAAAATCAAACAAGGTCAGCGTGATTTTTACAGTTTCTTTACAGAAAATGATAAGCGTTTAGGAACAGACTTGCTAAAGACTTTTCCGATGTATTCAGATTTTTATTATTATTGCCAAGGAGTGTATGAACAATGGAAAAGCTAAAGGCAGTGATAGTAGGAGGTTGTAGCTATTGTGCCGGCGATGAACTTGCAGGCGAATTATTGGTGCCCGGTTATACAGATAAGACATGGCGCCCAGGATTTGAGGATAGAGAATTGTATGAAGTCCTAAGACTACAGATGCGTCCATCACACAAGAAGTTTAGAAAATACTTACAAACATGCTTGGAAAGATCATGGGTAGGACATCTGGATAAAATGACATCAGTTCCTGTAAAAAATATTTCAAGAGGCGGAGCTTCTAATCAAGAAATTTCCTATAGATTAATGAAGGATGCTGTGGGCAGATGCAAAAAATCAAAAACATTAAGAGGATATTTGTATATCTGTTCCTTATCGAGTCCGGCAAGACTGGCTATTATGAACAGTGATGACAAACACAATATTAGCACAATAAACATTTCAAGAAGTATTAGCGACATGTCTTGGTACATACCAGGCGCAGAAAAGTTTGTTGAGAAGATGTATTTTGCTCACGACGATGATGATTTTTTATGGTATGCAGTATCAGGTGTTCTTGCTTTACGTGAATATATTACAATGCACGGAGGATACTTTATGATTGTTGACACAGGACTTTGGCACAGGTTTGTTAATGAATTAGAAGATAAAAGATTTGCAAAACAATTAGAAAGTTTACTTAATGCTAATTTAAATTTTTTTGCTGTTGCAAGTACGTTTAGAAATCTATCAGGAGGACATGTTGAAGAAGCGGCTCATAAAAAATTTGCAAATGTAGTAAAAAAGGCCATAGAGAAGAAATACAATGTATGATATTGTTTTTATAAGTTATCATGAACCTAATGCAGAAGAAAATTTCAACGACTTGTTTGAAAGGTTTAACAAGGTAACAATGTTTGGAGATAGGATAAAACGTGTGAAGAATGTAAAAGGAATCCACAACGCACATGTGGAAGCCGCAAAACTCGTAAACACAAGTTATTTCTTTGTGGTCGACGGAGACGCAAAAATAGTAGATGATTTTGACTTTGATTATGTAACCGATGAAGAAGATGTTGTGCATGTTTATCGCAGTATGAATCCTATAAACGACCTTGTATATGGATATGGTGGAGTAAAATTGTTTCCCACAAGATTATCAAGGAACATGGATACAAAAACAAGTGACATGACAACAAGCATATCTAAAAAATTTAAAGCATTACCACAGATAAGCAACATTACAGAATTCAACACAGATCCTTTCAGCACTTGGAAAAGTGCTTTTAGAGAATGTGCTAAATTAAGCAGTAAAGTAATTGACAGACAAAAAACAGGAGAAACAGATGAACGACTTAAAACTTGGACAACCGTGGGACACGATAGACCATATGGCGAATACGCTTTGGCAGGCGCGATGGCTGGTATGGAGTTTGGCCTTTCTAGGAGGTCTGATCTTGGGCTAATAAACAACTTTGAATGGTTAAAGGAACAGTTTGATGGAAACACATAAGATACTAGATCGCTTTGAAATGTTGTATCCCTTGAATAGCAAGGTAGCAGATTTACGTAGAGCCTGTATAGATAAAGACTTGCATAGTGTTTTTAGACTGATTGACGATGATACAAAAGAAGATTTACGTAAGATTATTTTGGAAGATAATCAGTGGAGTCTTTGGAAAATTTTAGACAGTTATGTTGACACAAGATTTGTGCAAAGTCTGAAATCTTTTGTTGTAAACGATATTACCTGGGATGAAGACTGTTTTAGCCAAGGTCAAATAAAAAGCAAAATGTGGTTGCTAGAAAAATTAAAAAAGTTAAAGTTAGATCTTGGCACTGTGTTTTTATGTGCTGGATGGTACGGAACTTTGGCAACTATGCTGTTTGAAAGTAAAATAAAAGTTGATAAAATAAGAAGTTTTGATATTGATGAATCATGTGTGGAGGTAGCAGAAATATTTAACAAGCCATGGTTTGTTGACGAATGGAAATTTAAATCTATCACTGATGATATAATGAACATTAACTATGATAAACATGTATGGCAATTTTGGTCAAATAAAAACAACAGAATGAGCCGTCCTATTACTGATATTCCTGATACAATTATTAACACAAGTTGTGAACACATACATGATTTTGAATCATGGTATGATAAAATACCAAATGGAAAATTAATCATATTACAGGGCAACGATTATTTTGAATTAAACGAACACGTTAACTGTAGTGCAGATCAAGACAGCTTTTCTGAAAAAGCACCAATGACTGATGTATTGTATTTGGGTACCATAGATTGTGACAAATACAAACGGTTTATGAAAATAGGATTAAAGTAGCATGTACAATTATCGAGATATACGAACTATACATTTAGAAGTTACACAAAATTGTCAAGCCGCTTGTCCTATGTGTGACAGAAACATGAATGGAGAAGGAGTCAATCCACATATTAATTTAGATGAATTATCATTAGATGATTGCATAAAAATATTTTCTCCTCAGTTTATTAAACAATTAGACACTATGTATATGTGTGGAAATTTAGGTGACCCTATCGTTGCAAAAGATACATTGGACATTTTTAAATACTTTAGAGAGCATAATCCAGATATGTGGTTAAGTATGAACACAAACGCAGGAGCAAGAGATGAAACATGGTGGGCAGAATTGGCTAAAACATATGGTCGTATGGGGTGTGTTATTTTTAGTGTGGATGGTCTCTCCGACACTAATCATCTTTATAGACAAGGTGTAAATTGGAAAAATGTAGAACGAAGTATGGATGCTTTTATAGAAGCAGGGGGTAGAGCTCGTTGGGATTACTTGATCTTCGAACACAACCAACATCAGGTAGAAGAAGCAAGAGAATTAAGTGTACAAAAAGGATTTGAAAAATTTATAGCAAAAAAAACAGGTAGATTTATAACACAGGATAGTAAAAAGAAAGAATCGCATCAAGCAGTAAACCGCAAAGGTAAAGAAACAACCAAGTTGAAAAAACCAGATGCAAAATATCAAAATAAAGCATTGAGTAAACAAGATAAAATTATTGAAAAATATGGATCAATGGATGCCTACTATGACGCGGCTCCTATTGTTTGTAAAGTTAAAAAAGAAAATAGTTTGTTTATCACAGCAGAAGGATTAGCATTACCTTGTTGTTGGACCGCAGGACGAATGTATAAATGGTGGCATAAAGATCCTAAGGTAGAACAGATATGGGATTTTATACCCAACAAATCTGCACTCGATTCTCGCAACGGTCTTGATAAAGTTTTTGCTACAGGGATTTTTGAGGATATACAAAATAGTTGGTCAAAGCCTAGTTGTGCAGATGGTAAATTAAAAGTTTGTAGTATGAAGTGCGGTGCTGAATTCGATCCGTTTGCGGAGCAATTTAAATGATAGAAACAGAATTTTTAAGCAAATGTAACTTTTGTGCATTGCCTTTTATGCAAAACGATATAGAAGTTGACGGAAGTGCAAGACCATGTTGTAAAGCAAGGCCTTTAGTTGCCCCAGACGGTAAGGAACTTAATATAAAAAACTTTACATTAGATGAAATATGGAATCATCCTACGTATGTAGAATTTAGACAATCATTTTTGAATAATGAAAAACATCCTGCATGTGAGAAATGTTGGGTTGAACCTATTAGAGAATTACAATATAGAGTAGAACAAAGTACAAGATCTCATATTGGTGCGTTAGATGTTACAAGAGAATTTATGAAGACTGGAACAGTAACAAACCCTACTTTAAAATACTTAGAAATACGTCCAGGCAATGTTTGCAATTTTAAATGTAGAATATGTTCGTATGAATACAGCAGTAGTTGGAGCAAAGATAGTTATTTGTTAGAAGATGTAGATATACCGTATAAAGATTCTAAACAATATAAACAAATTGCAAAATGTGAATGGTTCGATAGTGACGATATTTGGAATAATGTCAAGGGGTTAGAAGATATACAATTTATAAATTTTTTAGGAGGCGAACCTTTAATGGCATCTAAGCATATTAATCTTCTTGAAAAATTAGTGAATAGTTTAGATCCTCGTAAAGTAAAAATAGGATATAATACAAATGGAAGTAAACGTCCTACACAGCATCATATAGATCTATTAAAGAAATTTAAAAATGTTCAATTCATTGTGAGTACAGATGATCTAGGTAAACGTATGGAATATCAACGTAAAGGTGCAGTATGGACCGAACACGAATCTAATATAGATTTTTTAATTGCTCAAGGTTTTCATGTAGTAATAGATACTGCAATTAGTATTATGAATACATATTACTGCGATGAATTTTTTAATTTTTGCGATTCTAAAGGTTGGAATAGTCCACCGACACAAGCACATTGGGTTAGAAGCACAGGATTGGATCATAGAAGTTTAATGCCAGCAGAAAAACATTTTGTTAGAGAAAAATTAAAAAAAGGAACGCATCCTAAAACGAAAGATGTACTTGCTGATTTAGATAGTGCTGATTTATTTAACGCTACTCATTATTATGGAAGATGGAAAAAAATAAAAAAACTTGACGGAATACGCAATGAAAAATTTGAAGATGTCTTTCCCGAACTTTCAGATATTATTATGTTAACAAGTCCAGACATAATAATGCAAAACCCTGAGGAATATAAGTAGTAATATGAGTGATATTTCCCCTACATTTTGTGCTCTACCTTGGTTACATCTAAGCAGTAGACCTGACGGTAAGATGAGAACGTGCTGTACATCAAATGCAAGTTCAGTACAAGATCCAGATTCAAATAAAAAAGTTGGAGGTGGCGAAGTTGGAGTTGTTAAAAATGACGATGGAGTTCCTGCTAATTTTAATCATACTAGTTTAACCGATGCTTGGAATAGTTCTTACATGCGAAACGTAAGAAAAATGATGTTGCGAGGAGAAAAACCTGCAAGTTGTCTTAAGTGCTACAAAGAAGAAGAAGCAGGACATTTAAGTAAACGTAATTGGGAGACAGAATACTGGGGTCATAGATACGATTTAGATCAGCTCGTAGCTGAAACGGATGCTGATGGAAATATACCACCTAAGATAAGATACATTGATTTACGTATGGGAACAAAGTGTCAACTAGCTTGTGTCATGTGCAGTCCACATGATTCATCAGGTTGGATTAAAGATTGGCAAGCAATCAACCCCCAAATAGTAAATGAAAAATTAGCAAATACTAGTCAATGGGAAAACAAGGGTAGAAATCACGGAGCAAGTTATAACTGGCACAAGAACAATCCAAGATTTTTTAAGGAACTAATGGAACAGATTCCACACATGTATCAATTGTATTTCGCAGGTGGAGAAAGTTTAATTATAGATGAACATTATGACTTACTGGAAGAATGTATTAAAAAAGGACATGCAAAAAATATTGAATTAAGATATAATTCTAATGCTGTTGAATGGCGTGACGATTTATTTGATCTTTGGGCAGAATTTAAGCGTGTAAGATTTCACTATAGCGTTGATGCATTAGGTGAACAAAATGATTACATACGATATCCTAGTCAATGGAAGCATCAGGAAGATGTTTTTTGGCAACTAGATAATACTGCTCCTCAAGTTGAAGTTACGACAGCAACAACTATAATGGCACTAAACATTGCATATATTCCTGAATTTATCCAATGGAAAGTAGATCAAGGATTTAAAAAATTAAACAAATGGCCATTAGGTGCAGGCGGTATTAACATGCATTTTGCTTATTGGCCTCCACAGCTAAATGTAAAAGTGTTACCTAATCATATTAAAAAACATATCACTGAAAAATATGAAAAAGAGTTTTATCCTTGGATTGATGAAAACTGGCAAAAATTTACTGGAGTAAAAGAAGCTGGAATATCTAAAGAACAGTTTTTAAATGCACCATACGGACTAAAACGTTACAAAGGTATCATAAACTTTATGAACGCGGAAGATTGGAGTGCAAGGTTACCTGAAACCAAAGAATGGTTACAACTTATAAACAAACAAAGAAATTGGACTGAAAAGTTTAACAAGACATTTCCTATTTTAAAGGAGTTAGTATGACAACAGAAAATTGGCAAACAAGAAGATGTGCAAGAGATTTTACTGATGAAGAAGTAGACTTTAGATTGATACATGATATCATAAACATAATACCGGCTATACCAGCTCAAAATGGATATGTTGATCATTGGTGGGTAGTTTTTGGACCTAAAGACTACAAATACAAACAATGGTTAGTTGAAAACATATACCATGCAGTTGAAAAAGTTAAAGAGAAAGAATATTTTACAGGACTTATGACAGCTCCATATCTATTTCATAGTTTTAAGATTTATCCAACTATGTCAGTAGCAAATGAACCTGCAAGAAACAATGCCTTTCATGCTGGAGTAATTGTTTCACAAGCAGTCGATAAGGGATTAGATGCGGCTCCTATTGCATGTAGAGAAGGTTGGGAAGCTAGAGATGGTAAGTTGAAACAACAATATCAAAAAATGATCTGGCAAAGATTCAAACCTGCTTTCTTAAAGATTTCGCACACTCACAAAAACGAAGTGTATAGATTTAATCCTGATACCATCAGATCTCCTATGATGAGTGTTGGTATAGGACATGGCAAACCAGTTTTATCACCGGGAGTAGTAAAGACATACAAAGACGGTATATCTATAATGGGTAAGCCACAAAAGGCAATGGAGAATGTTTCAATATGGAACTTATACGAGTAGAACATTCTGCAAAAAAATACAAAAAATGGGTCCGCATAGAATGGAACATGGGGAAACGCTGTAATTTTGATTGCAGTTATTGTGGTGCAGATTTACACGACAACACAAGCAAACACATGCCTTTAGAAAGTTTTGATTATACAATCAAAACATTGAGAAATTTTTATAAAGACAAACGTATTAGAATGAGTTTGACAGGTGGAGAACCTTTTGTCCATCCTCAAATTTTAGAAATACTCTCTTTGTTCAGAAAATACGAAGTAGATGAAACCAGTATAATAAGCAATGGCAGTCTGCCATTAGAAAAATACTTAAAGGCTTTAGAATATATTGACAATATTATTTTCAGTTGGCATTTCGAACATCTACGCATAGACCATATGAAAGAAGTTTTACTAGGCTTGAAGGATAAAGCAAAACACATCCATGTACATCTGATGTATTTGCCTGGCAGGTTAGATGAAGTGAAAGGTGTAGTTGCTTGGTTAGAAGATAATGACATACAATATGTGATGCGTAGAATACGTCCAATGACAAATAAATTAGGACAGTTCAATCCTCCAGGTGCAAGTGGTATGAAATTTGATGGAGTGCAATGGGGCGGTGCTACAGGATATTACAGTGATAAAGAATTAGAATATCTAGACAGTTTCAATAAAGCAGGCACAAATAAAGAAAATTGTGAACTATTTACTAAAGAAAAAAGTTGGCTAGATAATGTAAACACGCTTACAAAAAATAAATGGAATTCATTTAAAGGTTGGCAATGTATGGCTGGTTTAGAAACTCTAATGATAGATAACGATGGAAGTGTTTATAGAGCAACATGTAAGCAGGGTGGAGTACTAGGAAACATCGAAACTGGCTTTCAGCTACAAGAAGATCCTATACTATGTGCTAAACAGTGGTGTAACTGTGCCGCCGACCTAAACACTACAAAGTGGATAGCCTAATGGAAAAATTTTGCGATTCGCCTTGGAATCATATGAACATTAATAATCTCGGTAGAATAAAACCTTGCTGTGTATACAGTAAGCCTAAGGAAGATCCGGGTGAAGTGGACATATTCAAATGGTATAAACATGCTTATAAGGATTTAAAAGCAGAAGGCATTAATCATCCTGGGTGTGTTGCATGTAAAAAAATGGAAGATTCCAATATTGTTAGTAGGAGGCAATACACAAATAAACCTGGAAAAGGAAACCAGATAGTTTATCTTGATATAAGTTTTGGAAACACATGTAACTTGAAATGTATGATGTGCGAAAGTAGAAACAGCACAAAATGGATTGCTGATGAAAAGTATCTTGTAGAAAACGGATTTGAACATCTTGAAAGAGGTATAGTGAAACAATACAACATGCCAGAAAGTAGGATAAAACAAATAGTAAACTATTGTAATAACTTTGAAGGAGAAGAGTTTCATTTAGAAGTTAAAGGTGGAGAACCTTTTGTTACAGATCAATTTTTAAATTTTTTAACAAGGCTTAATGATAATTTTTTAAAGAGATGTAATCTTTATGTATTTTCAAATGGTACTGGAATCGAAGCCAAATATTTTGAACAACTGAAAAAATTCAAAAGAATTAGTTGTAATCTAAGCATAGAAGCTGTTGGTCCTTTATACAAATACATAAGAGGAGGTGCAGATCACAGTCATGAAGATGCAATAGAATTTATGAAAGAATTTTCTAAGAACTGTCCTAACAGCAAAATTGGGGTAAGTGTTACAATTACAATGTATAACTTATTCAAACTAAAAGAACTTAAAGCAGAAATAGACAAATTTATAAATTATAATCTGCCTGAAAAAGTATTCAGTAGTTTTTCATACTATCCTAAATATCTAAGTCCTGGCATTTTACCACAAACAGTTAAAGATGAATTGATTGCATACTACCATGAACCTTATTGGCAACCAGTACGTAATTATTTAAAAAACACAGAATCTGACCCTTACATGATGCGTATCTTCAAACAGTTTACCACGCTTTTGGACAGAAAAAGAAACACAAGTCTTTATGCCTATGAACCGAAGTTTAAGGAGATACTTGATGCAGTCTAATTTTTGTTTGTTACCTTTTACGCATCTTAGCACGAGAGTCGACGGCAATGTTGCTCCTTGTTGTAGAAGTTTAGATACGGTGGGAAATGTAAAGGATAATACATTGGAAGAAATATGGAACGGTCCTAACATGCAAAAATTACGAGAACAATTTATAAACAATGAAAGACCAGAAGGGTGTAGATTGTGCTGGGACATAGAAGATCGTGGTAATTTGAGTATGCGCCAAACAAGAAATAAAACAGTTGAAAGTCCAAAAGCTATAAACAAAGTAATGCCATTCTCAATTCCTATCCTTGAATTAAAATTAAGTAATCTGTGTAACTTTAGATGCAGAACATGTAAACCAGATTTATCAACAACGTGGCTAAAAGATTGGGACACAGTCAAGGACGAGTATGACAAGATAGGAATGAAATATTCTACCGGTAGGCAGGAAAATTACAATACAGATGATTTGCTTGAAGAACTTACAAAATTAGGTCCTAGCTTTAGGATAATAGAATTTGCAGGTGGCGAACCATTGATGGATCCTATGCACTATAAGGTGCTAGACGCACTACAACCCTTTGCTAATAATATACAAGTCAAGTATAGCACTAACTTGTCAAAGCTAACGTATGGGCGTTATAATGCGTTACAGGCCTGGAAAAACTTTAAAGGTGTTGACATAAGTCTAAGTGTGGATGGCTATCCTCAATTAAATGAATATATTAGAACTGAAAGTAATAATGATATTTTAGAAGAAAATTTAAAAAATGTTAGGAAAGAACTTGGAAATAAATTTGACGGCAGGGCCGCACTTTGTTATAGTGCATGGAACGTTTTAGGATTAACAGAAAGCTATGAATATTTTATTAACAAATTAGACATGCCTGTTCACGGAAATATAGCATGGTCACCAAGTTTTATAAGTCCTCAAGTACTACCTTTAGAACTAAAGGCAAAAGCAACAGACAAGTATAAACAGTATCTGTCAAAACAAGATGATAAAAGAGTGCATAGATTTGTTAACACGAATATGCAATTTTTAAATGCAAAAGATGAAAGTCATCTTTTTGAACAGTTCATTAGATTTAGCACAAAGTTAGACGTCAGTAGAAAAACTAGTATATATGATGTCATTCCGGAGTTCAAAGATTATGTCTGATACTTTTTGCATACTACCTTGGATGCACCTAGCAACAAATGCCAGTGGCAATTTGCGAGTATGTTGCAACAGCACTCCTGGTAAAAATTTTATCCTTAAAGAGGACAATACACCTTACAAATTACACAAAGACGATTTAGAAGAAGCATGGAATAGTCCTGTGTACAAAAAGATTAGGGAGCAGATGTTGAATGGGGAACGTCCTGAAATGTGTACTAGATGTTTCCGAGAAGAAGATGCAGGATTAAAAAGTGCTAGGAATGCCTGGAACGACAAATGGAAAAAAGATCAAGATTACAAGATAGAAAGCCCTTTTGATATTAGATATGTTGATTTGAGGTTGGGAAATCTATGTAATCTCAAATGTAGAATGTGTAATCCTTACGCAAGTAATCAATGGGTAGAAGAATGGAATCTAGTCGAAGAGGCCTTATCAGAAAGCGAGTACAAAAGATTGTCTAAAATGGATTGGCCAGAAATAGAAAAAACTTGGGAAAATTTATTCAGTATAGCTGGCACTGTGGAAGAAATATACTTGACCGGCGGTGAGCCTACAATAATAAAAGAACAACATAGACTGTTAAATTATTTTATAGACAGAGATACAGCAAAAAATATTAGACTGAAATACAACACTAATCTTACTAATGTACCTAAACATTTACTTGATAAGTGGACTAAATTTAAAAAAGTTCAACTCAATTGTTCTATTGATGCTGTAGGAGAATTGGATCGGTACATAAGATATCCAAGCAATTGGAAAGCAATTGAAAAAAATTGGCATACGATTAGACAGTTACCTAACGCAAATATAGAAATACATTGCACTGTACAAATGTATAATATTTTAAAATTGCAAGAATTAATAGAATGGGCTTTACCTTTCAACCACAAAATTTATTTTAATATTCTTAATCATCCTGATTATCTTAATATTAGATGTTTACCTAAAAATTTAAAAGAACAAGTTGAAAATAACCTAAAAAAATATTATGACTTACCAAGAGTCCAAGGAATAGTTGATTACATGTATAAAGAAGATTGGACAAATAAATTAGATAGCTTTTACACTTATACCGATGAACTAGACAAAAGTAGAAATCAAAATCTATATGAAATTGTTCCGGAGTTGAAAAGATGAATTTTTTTATGCTAGGAGGTTGTGAGATACATGACACAATAAAATGGTTGAAACAAGGATGTCCTCAGCACAACTTTATAGAACAAGGAATGTCAACTCTTGGCAGTATATATTCTCCACAAGGAAAAATTGCGGAGCACACTTACAATTGGTATACAAAAAATAATTTAAAAAGCAATCCTATAGCAAGAGCAGTATATAAAGAAATAGTTTCAAAGCCTTGGTTAAAAGATGTGAAAGAAAATGTATACGATAAAAAAGACAATTGGATTATCATAAGTTTTGCACTCGAGGGCGAAGCTAGGTATGAAGACGGCCAAGAACATGTTACTTTAATAAAGGAACTTGTCAATAAGCCTAATAACAAAAAGTTCGAAAAAATAGTTCAACTTAAATATCCAACCTATTGTATAGACAAATTAAATGATCCTAATTTTACTATTGGTTGGGAAAATGAATTTGTAGGAAAAAGATATTTAAGGACAAAAGGAGGTGGCTGGATAGATAAATTAGGACAAGATATTCATGATCATTTTGAAGATAGAGTTATTTTAATTTACACTCCGCCTGCACGTAAATGGTTCAACAGAAAATTTGGAGTGTATCATCAACTGCCGAAACATGGAGACTGGTTAAGTTGGAACACAGGATATTGGAAAAATAGAACAAAAGACTATTGGGAAGAGCATAGTTGGGAAAGGACTAACAGAAATTACCAAGGTTTATATAAAGGATTTCAACGTTACTATCCAAAGAAAACACATTGGATAAAAATGGAATGGGAAAATCTAGTAGGTGACGAACATCATAGATTTGGAAAAAGTCCTTTTCATTATGATAATAAAAGCATTAAAAAAATAGGTAACGCAATACAAGGAAAAATAAATGAAATTGAAGCCGCCAAAAGTTCCTAAGATTTGCGTTTTACCTTGGACACATTTAGCAACCGTGCCTGACGGAAGAGCTATTCCCTGTTGCTTACAATATCATTATCTAGACGATTATGACAACGTAAACATTCAAACGAATACTATTGACGAAATAATGAATAGTAGAGGTTACAAAAATTTAAGATTACAAATGTTGAATGGAGAATTTCCAAAAAGTTGCGAAAAGTGTTATTCACGTGAAAAACTTACAGGTAAGAGTTTGAGGACAGAACAAAATAAAAAACCATGGCACAAAGATGTATTTAGAAATGTAAGACAACTTACCGAAGCGGATGGTACCATAAAAGACATAAAAATAAAAATTTGGGATATACGATTTAGCAATTTATGTAATATGGCTTGTATAATGTGTGGACCAGACTTCAGCAGTAAATGGGCAAGAGAATATCCTGGAGAATATACAAAATTACTGAAAAATTTTAAAGATAACAATACAGTTAAGTTTATAGATGAAAATATTAAACATGTACAGGAAATATATTTTGCTGGTGGAGAACCATTAATAATGGATGAACATTATTATATACTAGATAAACTTATGGAACTAGGAAAGACAGATGTTACGTTAAGATATAACACAAATTTTTTAAAAACAAATCATAAAGGAAAGGATGCTTTCGATTATTGGAAACAATGGAAAGGACCAATTGAATTAGCACCAAGCATAGATGCAATGGGAAAGAGAGCAGAGTATATTAGATACGGCACTAAATGGGAAGATGTAGATGCAAACTTAAAAAAGGCTGTTGAACTAGGGTTGAAACCAAGACCTTTGATTACTGTAGGTGTGTATAACATGTTGCATTTACCTGATTTAGCAAAGTATTTTCATTCGATAGGAATAGACATGTATAACTTAAATATGTTGAATACGCCGATCGAATATGATTGTGCAATGGCTTCGAATAAATTAAAAGAAGATACATTGTATTTTTTAGAAGAAAACTTCAAGCATATAAAAAGTGAAACAAGTTTGGAAAGATTCCGTAACCTAACTTCTGAGCTAGTACATAAGTGTAAGCCTGTAAAGGATGAAAGCTCACTTACATTAAATCACATAAATTTTGTTGAAAAAATTCTTGATATTGATAAAAAAAGAAACTTGGACTTTTTTAGAACATTTCCTGAACTGTTTGGGTACTACGAAGTATACCATAAATATAGTACATTAGGAGAATAGAATGGATTATAAAAAATATGATAAAGATGGAAATTTGCTTAACCTAATACCATTGGCCAATAGAGCCAAACAAGCAAATTATTATCAAAAGTTACAAGACGATCCAGACTGGTTAGAACCTACACCTGAAGATATAAAATGTGAACTACAACTACAAGCACTTAATTTTTGGGAGCCGTTGGCATTTAAAATTGATGTTTCTCATTTTATGAAAGAAGTAAAAGCATTAGATGGCAGGTGGGTACCCTACTTAAGACGTGAAGGTTTACTTAATGACAGAGAAGGAATATCCTTAATGGGGTTGCCTGATGCTACAATGGAAGAAGGATTGTCTATGCCTGAAGCATGTAAAAAAGCAGGTAGACGATTGAGTGAAACAGAATTTAACACACCAACTGAAGCATATGATATGTTGCCTAGCTTACATGAATTGCTAGATTACTTTCAACCATTAGGAAGAACTATGTTGGTCAAAGCTAATGCTGGAGGATTTTTTCCACCGCATAAAGATCATCCCCATCTGACAAGAGATACATTTAGAGTAGTTGCTTTTCCAAGTTGGAATGTAACCAAAGACGAGTTTGATTGGGAAATGGAAAATACTAAAGTTCCTATCAAACCAGGTGGAGTTTACTATTGTGATACACGTAAGACACACCGAACAGCATGTTGGGTTCCTGATAGTATTCACCTAATAATGAATATTCCTAAGACATGGGAAAACGTTATCAAATTAATGAGTATGACCAAGGCATTCTAATGCTTAAACCTTGCAGTCATTTTTGGACAGATATAAATCTAAATATTTTTAGAAAAGAAATCGTAAATTGTTGTAAAAGATATCAGCAAAACGAAGTAAAAATTTCTGACTTTGAAAAATACGGCACAGACTTTTGGACTAAACGTCCTGAAGTTTACGAAGATAAGAAAGTTTTTTTAGAAGGAAAATTTCCCAAAGGATGTAAAAGTTGTGCGTTACAACATCCTAACAGTTTGTATAATACTTGGAATTGGTGGAAGGATAAGCCACAGGACTTTTTTGTTGACCTTTTAGATAGAGACGAAACTTATAAAATAGAAATAGCATTAAGCACTACTTGTAACATGACCTGTCTATATTGTGGACCTAAGGTAAGCAGTAGTTGGGCAGATGTGCTAGGTAAACCTGTTGTTCAAATAGATGACGAATGGAAAAAAGCGGCACTTGAAAGTCTTTTCAAATACATACAAGAAAAAATGACAAAGAATACAAAGCGAGTTGTTTATACCTTTTTGGGTGGAGAAACTTTTTTGGATTTAAGTTTTTGGGAAATCTTAGACAGAATAGCTGATATACATGATAACGAAATTGAAATTAATTTTATTTCTAATTTAAATGTAAAACCTAAATTAATTCAAAGGTTGGTCAATCTTGCAAACGCTAAACCAAATATCAAATGGAGAATAAGTCCGAGTATTGAAGATTTAGGGGAACGGGCAGAAGCAGTCAGAGAAGGTTTAGACTTTAAGTTGTTTGAATCAAATTATGATTGGATATTGTCTGAACCTGCAATAGATAAAATAGCAGTGTTGCCTACCATGAACTTATTAACCATTCATAAACATACAGAATTTTTAAAATGGGTTCTTTCAAAAAATATAAAAATTCGTGGTGCTAAAAATTTACATAAAACATGGACTGTATCATTAAACAGAGTCACAGAACCAGACTGGTTAGATCCTGCCATTATGCCAAAAAGCAGTAGGCTTGAAATAGACAGAGCAATAAGTTTTATAAAAAACGAATCAAAAAGATTTGGTGATACAAAAAATATAACTGATATGTATTTAGGTAATCTTAGAGATTTGCGTAATGTCATAGGATCTAAGAGAACTCCTAAAATGATCGAAATATTAAAATGGAAGTTAGATAAAAATACAAAACTTTTTAAAAGAGATTATTACAAAATATTTCCTGAACTAAAGGATATAGTAGATGAGAACAAATGAACAAATAAAAAAAATTAAAGAAACACAGTCAGATCCTGTGCAATATATAAATTTTGTAAAACAAGATAATGTAAGAAAAATAGTAGAGTATTACGAAAATAACAAAGATAAAGCTGAAGTAAAAACTACTGGACCAACTTGTTTATACATAAAAGAAGGTGACGGTGTTATAGATAACATTGTAAGGAAACTTAGAGATATTTACGGAAATTTTAAAATACGAAATGCACAGATTTTTGATGTGTCTACACCACATGTAATTCATATCGATGACGGAAAAGATTTACCACAGGCATATAAAGCATTTACTCTACCTTTAAAGGTTGAATGGAGCGAACATGCTGAATATAGAAACATGGCTCTTGCAAAATTAATATTTTTTGATCAGCATTATTATGGAGGACCTGTTAAATTTTTCAATGGGGAGACTGTTGACGAAAATACAAAAGTTCACTATAATATGCCGCTTACTAATTACAAAGAAGTTGAAGGTACTAACGATGTGGGTATAAGAGAAGAAGTGCAAAATTATCTTACTCATCTAAGGCCACATTGGTTAGAGGGATTAAGTGTGCAATGTTACTTTCCTTGGGTAGGAGGAAGTTGTATTGCATTTGATAGTTTACAATTACACTCAGCAAGTGATTTCAATAAATTAGGTATCACAAGAAAGCTCGGGGTAAGTATTTTTACAACTTTATAGGTTTAACATGTCTGAAGATTTAAAATGGAGTGCTTATGACTTTTCTAAAATACCTTATCAAGATATTGTTAAGGTGGGACAAAGATCTCTTTTATACAGAGATATTTTTACTGTCAGTTGGCTTCTTGGTCGCTTTTGCAACTATCGTTGTAGTTATTGCTGGCCATACGCCAGATCAGATCGCAAAGATCACAGGCCCACACAGCTCTGTTGTGATACAATCGATGAGATAAAAAGGCAAGCACGTGACAACGGTTTTAATAGTTTCCATTTTTCTTTTAGCGGCGGCGAGCCTACTTTTCACCCTGGTTACAACGATCTTCTACAGCATCTTGCTAATGATATTGATAATACCAATTATACTTCTATTCATATGACAAGTAATTGTAGTCGGAAGATGAAGTGGTTTCAAGAGTACACTGAAATAGCAAAAGCATTTCACCGAGCAAGTATTACCGCAAGTCTACACACCGAGCATGTTAATACATCAGAAAAAATGCAAGACTTTGCTGACAAGTTAATTCATTGCCAAGAAAACGATGTGCAAGTTACAATTAATATGGTAATGGTTCCAGAAATATTTGAGAAAAGTTATGAGAATGCATTGTTCTTTCATGAGCAAGGCATCAATGTAACTCTAAAGCCTCAAAGTGATCCTACAGCAAGTTTTGTTGTTGACGGTTACACAGAAGCACAAATGAAACTTTTACATAACGGCATGCCTCAAAGAGCATACACGGAAGACAAAAGAGTATGGGCTGATAGACCTAAACCAAAATTTAATAAACTACCAGCTACTTCTCCTGATACAGGAGAAAAGATACCCCCACATTTTCAAGTTGAATTTGAAGATGTCAAAGGTAAAAAATGGTACATGGATCAAGCTGAAAGATTTAATGCTTTTAATTTTAACAAGTTCAAGGGTTGGAGATGTAATGCAGGATACCAAGGAATTATTATAAGAGAACCAGACGGAAATATAAAACGCAGTTACAGTTGTAGAGATGAACCTTTAGGTAATATCGAAACAGGATTTAAATTATTTAAAGAACCTACACCTTGCATAACAGAAAGTTGTGTAAGTAGTGCAGATTCTAAAATACCAAAGGTAAAAAATGAAAATTATTTGTAAGCACTTAGGACCTTACTATGAAATACAAAAAATGTTTCCTTGTAGAGCATTTGCAAATGAGTTTATAGGAGAGCTTTGGGTAGAAATAGATGAAAAATATGAAACACTGATTTATTTAATTTTTGGAGATAGCGTTGCTAGAGGTGATTGATATATTGCAAGACAGTAAATGGAAGTCTATATTTTTGGATAAGATAAAAGAAATCCAACATGATAGTCACCATAATAAACACAATTATACAGATTTAGAACAGCGTTTAGATCAATATGATTGCTTCAATATAGTAGTAGATAATGGCGTCTTAAACGCATTTTCCGGTCTCTACAGCGGTGGAATATATCCTCCGGGTACAGTTAGAGCCCTGGATAGAACATACTATTTTAACTGGAAAAATGTTAGAAGTGACATATATCCAGAAAGGCAATATGCAACATTATACATGTGGCCTTATCAAGTAGCTAGAGCCAAAGAGCTTGGATATAAAGCTGTTTTCTTTAGTATCCAAAATCCAAAAAAACGCAGAATATTTACAAGACAAGCAGGAAGAATGAATCCTAGTCCTACCGTACTTCCTACGTTACATAACACCTGTAGGCTCGTAAACGGACAGGTTAATAAGGAACCTTTGTGTTGGCAGAACGTTGCAGTATATAAGATTGATAAAAGTTTTGATTTTACTTTGCCTGCGATGGCAATAGAAGATTATAAAGAAAAATACAAAGATATTAAAACAATTCGTTAATATCCAAATTCGTTCATTGCTACATGTTCAAAGAAAGGTGCAATTTTAAAATCCTGAGTTATCCGTCCTCTACGTTTGCTATCAGGATCTGGAATATCACTATCATCAGGACTCCAATTAGTAATCTTAATCCATTGTGTTTTTCTTTTGTTGTTTTCATCTAGCGGAAATAACACATTGTATTTTTCTTTATATCCTTCAACGTTATTCCATGATCTAATATAATCCTCTGACTTACCAGTAATCTTTGCAAACTTTGTTATAAGTTGATCCCAGGTATGATTCTGTTCTTTTTCTAATGTATATCTTCCAAGTTGTCCTACATTTCTAAAACGCAACACACCAGGATGATTTTTAAGATCTTCTTTAAAAATTTTTAAAAGTCTTTCAGGCACATGATCGTTTACGCCCTTTTGTAATATACAGTTTACATTTATAAAAAAATTGAATTTAGCAAGATTATGTAATGCCTTAATTTTTCTTTCTGCACAACGTAGTTCGTCCATTATTTCATAAACGTCATCATCATCTGCTCCATTTAGGCTTATGGTTAAGCTACGAAGCCCTGCGTCCCATAAAGACTTTGTATAGTTCAAGTTGCCTAATTTCAAACCATTAGTGCATAAAGTAGGTCTGTGTCCAAGCTGTCTTACTTTACTGATTACTTCTGGTAAGTCTTTACGCATTGTAGCTTCGCCTCCCATAAGTCTTATATCAGTTCTTTTAGGTAATCTGCTCACCACATCATAAAATTTGTCTATATCCATATCAGGTATGTCTCTGTTAGGAATATAACAATTTGCACATTCCATATTGCATTTATGTGTTATATCTGCAACAACAGATCCAAACGTACTCTTCTCTGGTTCTACTTCATAATAGTTCATGTTGACTCTCTAAAAAAAGGTAAAAATAATTTTGCTGGATCATATTTTCCAAACACGTCACTCTTTGCATTTCTATGATGATTAGCATGATAGCTTTCGCCTCCTGTCAAAAAAGAAGCTATAGGAACATTGGTTGCACTAGAAGAACTACCTTCTAATTTTTTTCCAAAGGTATGTGTAAATGCATTTATAAATCCAGTAACATGAAACATCATTACCATTGGCATAGAAATAATATAAAAAGCCCAATGTCCTAACAAAGTATATCCTAACACTATGTACAAAGTTAACAGTTCAAAATACCATCTGTGTTGAAATTTTACAATAGGATTATTTAATAAATCTTTTATAAATCTTTGTTCAACAATTTTAGGATTAAAAAAATGAAACCAACTTCTAAAGAATCCTTTCTTTGGACTATGAGGATCTCCATCTTTATCACCAAATGCATGATGTTTTCTGTGAATCCCTGCCCACCCAAGTATAGGTCCTAGTCCAGCTATGCTACCTATAAAAAGTAAAATATTTTCTTTTGCTTTACTTGTATTGAAAGATTTATGTGTAAAATACCTATGGTACCCTATACTTGTGCCTACTGTAACAATAAAAAGATATAGCACAAAGCCCGTTAGTAAACCAATAGGTTCAAAGAATAACAAACACCCAAACAATAAAAGAGCATGATTCATTAGGGCAAATATCTTTGTCCATGCATCATAAGAATATTTGTTAAAAGGGCTAAATGGTTTCATACAGTATTTACTCACAAACTATGACTAAATTATCAAAGTCTGGCCTAGGATATACTTCTTCAACTCTGCTTGGTGGAAAAGGAATCTTTTTGCTTTTATCTATTCTAGGATCATGATATGTATGATGTATGTTTGTTTCTTTTCCATAACCTACACCCATTATAAATCTAAACTCCATAGCTCTTTCGTCATCAAAGATATTAAATATCTCTCCAGCACGTTGTCTATTTTTTACTATGTTTTGACACATACCTGTTTGTATACCTCTGTTTGCTAAAGCTAACATGATGTAAGCACTAAAAATACCTATCTCAATGTTTTCTGTTCTTGTCTGATCTCCGTGTGGATCATTAGTTCTTTCTTGTCCTTTACCGTATCCGTCTAACTTGCCTCTATCAGATTCTGTTTCGTATCTACGTTCAAGATCACCTACCCATCTGCTGTTAAAGCCTAGCAACCAAGGAGATAAAACCTGTGGATTGCCGTGGTCTTCTTCAATAGACATGTGGGCGTTTCGTTGACATATTGTCATTATTTCTTTTCTAATTTCTAGATTGTCGTTTCTTAGTAATCTAACTTGGTATGGAAATTGTAAATTTTTACTTGGAATATGAAGATATACTTCTTTAAGTGCATCTACAATTATTTCCTTGTCCGGCACACGGTCTTGCCAGGCAAAGGTTGTATGTCTAGATTGTATTAGATCGAGCCAGTCCATTACTTAATCCTTAGATTAAGTTAGCCCATGCACCGTTTTCGTAACCTTGGAACTTGTTAAGTGTAGTATTGTAAATGATCATTCCATTAGCGGCTGTAAGTGCATCTCTTTCAGTAGTTGTTAAGTTACCCATTAACATTGATCCAGTAACTTTTGCATCACCTGAAACATGCAAAGTTGCATCTGGTTCAGCGGCGATGTTACCACCAATACCAACTTTACCATTTTTGTATATTCTTACATGCTGAGTATTAGTTGTTACTCCACCTGGTTGAGGAATGAATACGATTTGATTTTCTGTAACACTTATTGTTGATATTGTTGTTTTGGTTCCGTTATCATTTTTTACGAAAACCAATCTACCAACAGCATCTGTCAATCCAACTGTTCCTGTAGTGAATCTTTCATATACAACTCTTGATGCATCATCTGTTTTCTGCACATCTACTTGATCTTGAATCTTCATAGGTTTTGTTGTGCTGATCAAAGTACCACCAGCTTGTCTAGGTGAAATAGTGTTAGTTAAAACAGTATCTGCTTTTGCATTAGTAACAGTTACATCAGTTCCATTTAATGATCCGTCAATAGCATCTACCAGTACAGTTGAGTTATCTGAAAACACTGAACCTGTCAATCCACCTACAACATATCCTGTTACATTACCTACGACATCACCAACTACAGCACCAGTGTGCGAACCTGCTGTATCACCTGTAAGGTTACCTACAATACCACTGGAAGCAACTACAGTAGTTGTATTAACTGGACCTACTATTTGTCCATTGATTGCATCAACTAAAAGTGTTGAATCATCACCATAAATGTTACCTCTAATATCCAAAGCTGGATTATTTGAAGCCGCCCATTGCGAACCATTATATACTAATATTTGATCTTTTTGTGCTGATAAAGCCTGGACGTTACCCAAGTCTTCTAAATTCTGTGTGGAAACGGAAACAGCAATACCACCCTGTGTAGCACCGTCGCCTACGAATACTTCCTTGCTACCTGTATCATAAACAAGTTCTCCTTCAGCAGGGGTGAAAGCGGCTCTGTCTACACTATTGCCACGTTTTATTTTTAGAGTTCCCATTTATTGCTCCTAATTCATTGTTATTTGTATTTATGCCAAAAGCATCATTCTCTACTTCTTCTTTTTAGATGGGTTTTTCATAAATGCACGGGTGCGTTTTTCTATATCCCGCTTTAGTCTTGCAGTATTCAGCCTAAAATCCACATGCAAAATATCGTCGCCGTATTCTCCGAATAGGTCAGCGATAGTTTTGTCAAGATTTTCACCAGTGGTTCTCTTAGCATTGCAGTCTATTTCCCAAACTCTACCCTTCTTGAACTCTATTCTAATAAAACTCAAATAATCTATGGGTAGAGTATGTATGTCAATGTCTTTGAAAACTTCCGGCCAGTGTCTTATAATATCATCAGGAAGCCGCTTCGGCACTGGCTTTGCTTTTCTTTTTGGTAGGAACAAGTTCTTCCGCTTGTTCTCTAAGACTTTTTGCTTCTTTAAAAAGTCTATCTGCCTGTGATCTATAGCTTGCCGCTAAATCCTCATCTGACAGTACACCGTTGTCTGGTGCTTGTACTCTTGCCGCCTGTGCTTCTGCTTGAACGTTAGTTGTTTTAGGCATTTCGCTTACTGATCCTGCTTCTTGTACAGTTGTACCTTCGGGCATTTCGTTAGGATCCTTAAGGGCCAATCCAGCTATAGTTGTGCCTCTTTGTTCTGCAATAACTTTATTGAGTTCATCTAAACCAATTGTATAATTTGGTGTAGGCATCATTTCAATGTCTGTCATTGCAATTTTTTGTAATTTTCCTGTTGCATGAAAATTAGCTAACATGTTTGCTCCATCTGATAATGGAGTTCTTGCCATTACTTCAGCAAACTCAAATGCTTCTTGACCTGCTGGACTTTCAACAGTTTTTATAAGTGTTTCATGGTCCGCATCACTTAATGAAGCAGTATCAATTACGAGAGAGTTTGTTGGAGTTTCTTCGCCTGGAATAACTCTATAAGCGACAACAACTTTACGTTGGTTGCTTTTGAGTCTTCCTACGTGTTTAATTTCCGACATTACTTGTCTCCTTTAGACTCTTCCTTATTAGCATCATTGGCCTTCTTAGCTTCTTCTTCAGCTTTTTGAACCTGCTGTAGGAATGTGTCTAGCTTGTTATATGTTTTACCAACGGCTTCCATTTCGTTGGCTTTAAATGCTCCTCTTTGAGAAGCTACATCGATAATTGATCTAAGAACTCCTAGATCTTGAACAGTCAGTTCAACTGGCTTAACTTCACCCGATGCAGGTGCAGTAGCTTGTGGTTGAGCTGGTGCTTTATTTTCTTCAGACATATTTCATACTCCTTGTACATTATATATGTATATTATATTTACTTGTATTTTAAAAGTGGACACGCCAAAACGAAATAAGAAAGCTCTTTTGGATCTTCAAATCCGACTCTTAATACACTTTCTACTTTGTTTTCTTTAGTCAAACCCACGGTCTTACCCAAGAAATATCGCTTTTTAAGATTACTTTCTATCCATTTTGACAGAGCTTTTTCCATGTTATATACCTGTGGAAGGTCAATCACAGAAAGATGTTTGGGTTGAAATTTCAACCTTCTTATATCAAAAAAGTCTTGCGGACTAATTTTAGTCCTTAACATGCTCATATACTACGCCGCCTCCTCGTAATGGGCAGTTACACCAAAAGGTGCTTGTAATGTTTTATCTCTGTTTCCGTGTATAACAAATACTGTTTCACAGTAATCTTCATCTCCCCAGCTCTCCCAAGGATAACCATCTGTAAACATGATAAACTTTTTAGGCTGAATATCATGCTCTTTCATGTAAGCCCAATTGGCCATAAAGTCTGTGCCACCACCGCCCATTGGTTTGTAATTACTGATATCTTCACCGTCTACAGATGTAAAGTCTTGTTCGTTGTACACCTTTGTATCGAAACACCAGATCTTTAAGTTGTATTCTTTGAATTCATCCATAATACCTTTAACTTCTGATAGGAATATTTTTGCTTGGTCATCACCAATAGAACCACTCATATCAATACCAATTGCCGCATCAATCTGTTGATCAAAGTTCATGCCTGGCAAAACAACGCCAGTATGCCAACCTTTCCTACTTGGTCTACTAAAAGTATAATCGTTTTTAATTGTAGCTTGAATCTGTTGTCTAAGAATGTCTCTCCAGTTCATTTTTGGCTCTGTAAGTTGTTTGATCATTCTTTCGATCTCGCCAGGAACATTACCAGCACCGGCGGCCTGTGCCGCTGACATCATATTTTCTTTTATTTCATCTCTAATTTTTTTCAGTTGTTCTTTTGTGTAAGTAGGCCTATTTCCTTTACCTTTGCCTTTTTTCTTATTACCTTTCTGCGGTTTCTCCCAATCAACATGTTCATCTAGAAGTTGACCAAGTTTTTCTAATTCTTCTTGATCATATTTTTTATGTATAGCATCATACACTTCTTCTGATGACCAGCCTTCATATTTCCAATCCTGGAAAATTGGAATCATCTTTACAGGATCGCCTATTTTATCTCTTACTAACGTATTGTTTACAATATAATCACATGCAATATTATATATTTGCGGATCTCTATCTTCACGCCTTATAATATGGTCAAATACACAATGAAGTATTTCATGTGCAATAACAAATTCTATTTCTTTGTTTGTAAGTGCATTAAAAAATTGTGTATTATAATATAAGTTTCTGCCATCAGTTGCGGCAGTAGGACACCAATCATCGCAATGTTGTACCTTCATTCTGGTAGCCATATTGCCAAAAAACGGATGTCTTAGTAGTAAACCTACTCTAGCAACAATAATTCGATCAGTTACATCAGCTCTCATTTTAAAGAGCTCTTCGTCTGTTAGTTCTTTAGGTTCAAAACCTTTAGTATCGATTGTCATAGTTGCCTCCTAGTTCAGTGCCTTATTATGTTTATATAATACTATATTTAACATCATTTGTCAAGTGAAAAAGGACAGTTTTGATAAAGAAGACTGTCCAAACTCCTTGTGCCTTAGGCACTCTGTGCGGCTGTAATATACTTACCGAAGCGATTATGGAACTCATCAAAACACTCGACCTCATCTGGGTCAATTGGAAGTGAGTACTGAGTGAGGGCTAACTTGATACCCATAACAACCAATTCTGTGTCGAAGTTGTCCATAGCAAATTGTAAGAAGTTGTTTACCATAGTATCGAACTTCTTATTACCTTTGTCACATGCTTCTTTCAGTTCATAGCATAGCGAGACCGTTAAGGAATACATGGCACTGATTTCTTTGGTCTCAATTTCCTTCACCTTACCATTTAAAATGTCTACTGGATCAGGAAGTTTTGAAGCAACCTTACGATGCGCCATGAACTTTACGGCAAGTCCTTCGCCGACTGCACCACTTACCAAGTCGGTAGTGGTATTCTCGTCATCATCGTCTTCGAGTAATTCGGAAACGAATGACCAAGAACGAGGTGTTGCAAAAGATCTACTTGGACTTTTAGGATCAAAGTCATACAAGTCTTTCTTTGCAAATGTCAAATAACCTACAACATCTTCGTGGATGTCATTTGTTACTGCCCACTGAAACCAATCATCAAAATTAACTGATAGTTCCAAGTGTACAAATCTGTTTGCCAACGGAGCAGGCATTCTATAAGTAACACCTTTGTCAGCTTCTCTGTTACCTGCGGCAACAATCACAACGTTTTCTGGCAAATGATATGTGCCTACACGTCTATTAAGAATAAGTTGATATGCCGCGGCCTGCACTGCCGGAGGAGCAGAATTCATTTCGTCCATAAACAGGATAATTGTATCGTACTTTTTAGCAGTTGCGGCATCGGGCAATTCTGCCGGAGGTGCCCATACCATTGTATTTTGATTGCTATCAAAGTATGGAATACCTTTTATGTCTGTAGGTTCCCAAAGAGATAGTCTAATATCTATTACTAGTGATTTTTTGTATTCAGAACCAATCTGATGAACAATCTCAGACTTACCAATGCCTGGAGGTCCCCATATAAAAATCGGTCTTTTCTTCTTAAATGCCCTACGAATGCTACTTTTAGCTTGATTCGGGCTTACAGTTCTTAGTGCTATATTATCTGCCATGTGTTGTACTCCTTCTAGTTGTCAGTGCCTAATTTCTAACTATGTATACAGTATAGCACCTCTAGGATAAAAGTCAACCTCTTTTTTACCAAAATATAATTATTTTTGACGTTCTATAGCTTTTATTAGTCCATACTTTCTAAGATCTCCGGAGAAAAGATGCAGTTCCATCGACTTCTTTTCGTCCGTTACATGAATGCTTCTTGGAGTCAAATAGTATGGGCAAGTAATAAATTGGTCTAAAAATATTACTGTTTGAGTAGTCATTTTTAAATCTTTTGGAAAAGGAATCTCGTAAAATTGTAGATCTAGTTTTTCCACACAAAAATCATATCCGTCATCAGTCAGTCGCAATCCACCATCTTTTTTGTCGCGAGTATTCTGCCACCATAAAGGCATATACTCTTTCATTGATGCTTCGCTAATTGCTATGTTGGCTGATTTAAGGAAGATCTTTGTGTATGTTTCTTTCCAGTTCATTCATCGGTTACCGTTTCGCCTTGTGTCAGTTTGTATACTTCAAAATCTTTCGTGTTGAATAGGTCATTCAATTTTTTTGCAAGATTGTGAGCATGTCCCGGATTTGAAAAAGAAACTTTCTTATATTTAGGTCCTGGATAGTTTGTAATAGCATTTGATGTTTTTAAGTTAAAAGGCGCACCTTGATAAAAAACTGCCCATATGGCATCAGCCTTCAAGACTTGTTCGCACTTGTAGGATGCCTTATCTACATTTTCTAATAGGACTGTTGGTTTTGGTCTACTCATATGTGTAATCCTTTTTATAAACTACACATATATTTATCTCTTTTTAAGAGTTATGTTGGTGTTTTACTTCCAACCTGATCCGCCATCCATTGTAACTGTAACAACTTCATCGCCGCTAGACTTGTTATCAATCACTAATTGTTCAAGTCTATTTGCTTGGTTTGCCATTACTGTGGATAAAGCGAATACTAAAGCCTTGGCTTGTTGTGTTGGTATTCTTATTTCCTTATGATTACCAGCATCAGCAGTTTTAACTTGTTGTATAAACTGTTGTATAGGAATAGTATTAATTGCTTCTTTTGTTTGCATTTGATAACTCCTGTCGCATAGTAAATTCAGTCTTAAAAGGACCTTTGTAAGGATACTTTTCTAAAGTTACTAATTTAGGACAAAAACTTCTTACCCAACCCTTATCAAATTGAATAATGTAATATCCTGCACAATATAAACTTTTACTCTTTTTACTTTTTGTAAATAATGGAAGTTTCTTTTGTACATTATACATTACATTATAAGGTGTTGTAGATGTGTTAAATCCGTGTATTTCTTTATGTCTTGTATCATCTGAAATACTTGTTTTATCCCAACTTACTCCACCTAAGAAAGTATTAAAAGATTTTGTATCATTGAAATACTCTGTGCCTGTTGCACAACTATACATATACCTTTTATCTTCTTGCTTAGATAAAGTTCCTATTCTTTCACCATCTGACTCGATGATCCAGAATTTATTTTTTAATATAGGTTTTGCCTTTATCATACTGCCTCCTTTAAACATACTTTGCATTTAACGCCTCCGCATAAGTTTGCACATTGTCTGCAATTCTCTGCATATCGTGTTTTGCACAGAATTTCATTAGATGTAATCCAACCTGTGAAACCTTTTTAGGTTCCATAGCATCTTCAACTACATCATTTATAATCGATCTAATATTACCAGGTTGTGCAGATAAGTCACAAAGAATAACGTTTCTATTGTAGTCATCAAGAACTCTATGTTCTGTACCTTCATGATCTATCCAACGTTGTAACATCATATTATTCCAATTAAAACCTTTTGTCTTTCTATCTGCAAATGCCTCTTGTAAGCCTACTTTGTTTTTTGTTCCTTTTGTTCTAACACCAGGATATGCACTGAATACATTATCACTTGTATCGCCTCGCATACATTTTTCAAATAGCATGAACTCTGGATTAGGAGCCTCTTTAGGTTTGCCTGTCTTTTTATCTATGATAGGTTGTTTTTTCTTATCATCAAAATAGCCTTCGTGTGTAATAATTGTGTTACTTACACCATTGTATTGCTTTACATTAGGAGCAATCAATTGTGCAAAGTCACCATCTGTTGATATAATAACATGATTATCATTAGGGTGTGCTTGTATCCAACCTGCAATAAGATCATCTGCTTCTAAGTCTGGATGATGTAAAACACTACAGTTTGTTTTGGTAGTTACAAACTCTTTCCATTCATCAAACATTTCCCAGAATACTTTATCTTCTTCCTGTTGTGATTCTGTCTGTGCCGCACGAGCATCACTTCTGTTTCTTTTGTAAGGTTCATAAAAGTCTTTACGCCAGCTACGACCTTCTAAACAAAATACAACATGAGCACCTTCAAAATCTTGCCAAGCCTTTCTAATGCTTCCAAGTGTAATATGAAAAGCCATGCCTACCTTTGTATCAAGATCTCCACGTACCACGTGTCTTGCACGGAAAAATGTATTTGCGGTATCTACAAGTATATAAGTCATGTTATTACTATACAATATTTTATTGCCTTTGTCAAGAAACTTTTGTTTTATCTTCATCAATTTTAGTTGTATCTATAAATCCTGCTCCTCTATCAGGATCTAATCCTTCGTCTTCTAGTATTTGCCTGGCTATAGTTTTAAACCAACCGTCAACTACTTCTTCAGCAGTTTCACCTTTATAACCAGCATCCATTAATTTTTCAACAAATTCATTGTTCCAATCAAGTTCAAAGAATCCATTTCTAATATTATCTGGATTTACTTTTGTGTCTAACACACCTACCCAAGGCTCACCTTTCTTCGTAGCTTCAGCTTTTTCTTTTGCTAACAACTCTTTTCTTTCTTCTTCAGCTGTCTTTTTCTTTTTGGGCTCTTCCATAATTTTAGGTTTGATACCTAAAGTTTTTTTCATCTTTTCCCAGTTCATATTATTCCTCTCTTTCGCAATTCATCAAGTCCGTCGCCACTTTTATTTTTAGGTTCCCCATGCATTTCCGAATAAGGATATGTGGAGTCTTGGAGTGAATCTCCATCCTTTTTCCATACAGATGTTAGCCACTTCATTGACGTTAAGATTGTACTCTTCACTGCGACCCCCCAACGGCATAAGATAGACTGGACAGTGAATACCAGCGGCTTTATATTCGTCAACAGCCTTGCCAGCCTCTTCGATGTCAGTTCTATCAGCAACAACAAACTTAAGATACATAACACTATCGCCCACGTCAGCATAATCAACAGCCACTTCAGGCTTGATAGCAGTATCCCAAGGTTCTCCACTAACAGAGAGCTTTGGGGAACAAGACCAAGTGACTTCAAATCGGTCTTGATCCTGTAAGTATTGTTTGAAATCTTTGTGAAGAAGTTGTGTAGTGTTTGTTTCAAATGTAACATTTTTCAAATCCTTCATACGTGGATGTTCAAATAAATCGACGTACAATCGTTGCCACGCCAACAAAGGTTCGCCGCCGGTCATGATAAGGTGAATATCTTGTCCATTGTCCTGCACCCATTTGCCATTTGGTGTTAGACTACAAAGATGTTCAACTACTTCATCAACGCCTTTTAACATATTATAGTGTTTAAATTCAGGATAGATACTTGCATAAGTATCACAACCTGTATGTATAATAGGCAAATCGTTAAATTCTTTTGTATCTTTATGTACATTATTATCTATTAAGCCTTGTACTTCTGCATTACGTATGATTCCATTTTTTTGTTTTTCATCTCTCATTGCTTCACCTCTGGGCAAGCCAAAGTTTAAGCAACGGAAATTACAACCAAATGTACGTAAAAACACGGAAGGAACGCCAACAAAACGTCCTTCTCCTTGTACAGAATAAAATGCTTCACTGTATCTTAATTTCATACAAACCTCTCAATCAGTGCAAGTACAACCTGATATCCCATCCACAAAAATATACAAGTAATACAGAACTTAAGAAACTTATTCATTCCGTCATCTGCCATTACTTCCCAGTGTGGCCTTGTATCATTTCTTTTCCATAGTTTCATCATTTGTTACTCACCAATACTAAAATTGCTACAAAGAATAAAGCAAAAAACCAAATAGTGTAATCTTTCTTTGGCTCTATCTTACATGCTTCTTCAAACTCAGAATAGTCTACAGGTTTGTAATCTCTATCCCAAGCATCTCGTCTTGTGTCTTTTTTACCCATTCTTCACCTCTACCAACGGCTCGAAGTAAGTACTATCAGTGTAATCACCTCCTGGCGAAAACTTTCTTGTTACAGTTTCTTTTATTAGTTGATTATTTTTTACAACGTAAGTGACAAACTCTTGTTTTACTACACCTGTGGTATCACGTTCAAAAGCTGATTTAAGTGGGCCGTCTTTAAGTACCATTACACTATCTCCTCTACAATACCTAACACTTCTGCACAGAAAAGTCCACCTCCTGCTAACATCAAAAAGTATCCTGCATCTGATAATAACAAGTCTGTGTAATTTTCTGCACCATACAAGTAGTATCCTGCCAGTATCAATATGCCTGATGCTACCAATCTAAAAATGCTCTTTACCAGGCTAACTGCAAAATGTCCTGTGCCTGGATCTTTACTAGAAATTTTCATATTCACCTTTCTATTTGTTACAAGCAAATTCTTGTTGTAGTTTGATGTTATCCATGAACTCTTTTTTAGTACCTGGATCTTCACCAAATGCTCCACGTAGTACAGTTGTCTGTGTCAAACTACTATGAGCACCAATACCTCTATTTTCACAACAACCATGTGTTGCTTGTAAGTACACACCAACATTGGAACTACCGGTTGCTTTTTGTATTTCGTTAGCAATCACGTTGTTAAGTTCTTCTTGTAGTGTTCCACGTCTAGCACACCATTGTGCGATACGTGTATATTTAGAAAGTCCTATAAGTGTTTCTGCGGCAATGATACCAATGTAAGCTACACCATTTACTGGTTGATGATGATGCGAACACATGCTTTTTATTTCGCTTCGCACTACCAACATGCCTTTATAACCATCATCTACATGATTAGGAAAAGCAGTAGCATTAGGCATTGGATCATATCTCCCTGCCATTATCTCATTAAAATACATTTTAGCTAGACGTCTACCAGTATCCATGCTGTTAGGATCATTATGTCTATCAATTACCAAGCTATCTAAAACTTGTTCAAACTTTAGTGTTGCCTCTTCAATAAGTTGTTCTTTGTCGCCTTCTTGTAAGACCTCGGAAATGTTGTCACCTGCCCAATAGCGGATGCCAGCATCTTG